GAATCAAAATAAAATTATGGGGAGGGTTGGGGAGGGTTTCCATACTTCCTCCTTAGAAATTGACCTACCGTATGGGGATTACAGGAGACTATCCCCAACCCTCCCCAAACCACTCTTTTTTAAGAATTATTTCAATTATTTTCATACTCAATTCTTACCTTGACGTTCTGATAGCGAACTGAGCCGTGGGACTTAATCTTGCTAAATTTCTTGCCCATCGTCTCGCCCCACCGTGTCGCTGAAACAGGGCTTTCTCCCCGATCCAATTTCCAATGGCGATAATTTTCATAAAGGATTCCAGCCTTTTCTGATATCTCTTGACGCTGCTCCAATTTCTCAGAAATCCAGAGTTCGACGGTTGATTGGCTGGCAAAGTAATCATCGCTTTCCCGTTCAATCGTCTGGCAGTTGGGGAGCTTTCGTCCGGCCGCCAGCCATTTGGTGTGGCCATCAATCAGCCACTGCAAAACAAATGGCGCACAGCCTTTGAGCTTTGTGGGCAATGTTGCATCCTCTCGCCCCAGGAAAGAGGCAGGGAAAGGCACAATCTTGATCCTTGAGCGTATGGCTGGCGTCACGCTGCGCAGTTGTGGGCGATGGTTGCCGTAAATCAAATGCTTGTGCGTGCGTACAAACTCAAAAAAGTTCTGATTCATAAACCGCGCCGAGAGTGTTGCATCGCCCGTGAGTTCATTGATCTTGGATTCGTGCCAAAAGGATCCCTCATCGACCTCGCTAGACGTTGCAAGTCTGCACCCATCAAGCTGGGCAATCTCGGCTGGGTGCGCCTCATGCGTTTTAGACATCAGAACGGAACTCAGGATCTTCTTTGCGTAATCGCCGTAGATGTATTGAATCAAGTCGCCGAGCGTGTTCTTGCCATTGCGACCCGCCCCAATCCAGAACAGCATCCAGTGCGCCTCCATCGCGCCTGACAGGCAAGCTCCCAGGCTTACTTGATGGAACTCAATAAGCTCTTGATCCCCGAGCGTGATTTGATCCATGAATTTGAGAAACACCTCACCACCCTCGCGGCTTGGTGATACGTTGGTCATCTTGGTCAAATAGTCGTCTGGCACAGAATCTCTGATCTGGCCTGTACGCAGATCCACCACCCCGTCTGGCGTATTGAGCAGATAGTTATCACGATCAAACTCATCACCCGCTCGGCTAAAAACAGGGTCAGCTCGACAGAACGTCTCTACCCCTGCCGCAAAGGCAGAACTAGCCATTGCAGATTTGCCGTTTAGGTTCATACTGCGAGCAATAGTCCTGCACAGGTGATAAGCGCTTTTCGTGTTGTCTGCCTCCCAGAGTTTTCCTGACCACGACAGCCACTTGTTTGTGCGATGCGAGAAAACCATCTGCTCACCATAGCGATGGGCAATCACTAGCGCCACGTTGTCTTGTGTGGGCAATTGACTGAGAACATTATCGACAATGATGTCGGACGGGCTTGCCCCATCAGCATTGCTCACATCAACCTCTTTCACTAGCGAGCGCGTCCAAATGCGCTGCCAGTAGCGGTCTTTTGCTCGGTCTGGGCTTTTGCTACCGTGAGGCCACTTGGACAACAGAGCGACTGTCTCCAGGTACGAGAAGCCCACAGCCTTCAATATGGACGCCATACTCATATCCATGCCGCTGCCGCTGGTGTCACTCAACCCTTCGGTGCTGCCTTCATAGCGCTTGCGGGTTTTGGTTGATTTGGCCAGCAATGAATTAAATCTGTTCAATACCTCCTCGGACAGATCTGGTGCGGCCGATATTGGATCCAAGTTACTGGCATCCCCACGACCAGCGGCGACAATGCGCTTGGCTTGCACCCCCAACACCCAATCTGGAACGGCCGGAAAGGAGGGAGCCGCATCAAGCAAGACATCCCAATCAATAAAGCTGTAAGCGCCATCAGGCGTGACTGACGGTTCAAGCAAGATATAGCCATTGTCCGAGCGGATGTCGATGTCGTCAGCCAGCTTGGTGTTGGTAATGACAACACCATCCACACACTCACTATTTTTGGAAAACAATAGATGCCTTCCTTTGGATGGTGTGATGGATATGGGCGCATCAGGCAAGGCAGAATGGGCAGACTCAAGAGCCTCGAGCTGCTCCTCGCCCATGCCACCGTCCTTTACATCCACATCGAGGACGATCAGCCCGCTTGCTCCTGGATAGCAGCCGATGTTTGCCGTTGGATGTGCCTTCCACCATTCTCGAAGTTGTGTCTCGTCGCGGGTAGCATTGCGAAAGCCGCCCATCAGCCCCTCAAGTGGATCTTTGGTGTTTGGCTTACAGGGGAATATGTGCAACCCAAGCGCGGCGTAGCGAATCGCGTAATCAAGATTAGCCATTAGCCACCCCAAGCATCAAACCTGGCGGTAAAATGTCATAACAAACCGTTAGAATCTGATTAGCCTCTTTACTGGACAGTTCTGGGGTCAGGGCTTGAGACGATGTTGACGCATCTCCAAGCCCGTTTTGTTTTTTGCTAATCATTGAGTTTTCCCCCATCTTTCATCTTGGCTGTAAATCCCCAGTGCGGTCTGCCATCGATGTTGTCGATCACGCTATGGATAATTGGCGACAATTGATCAAAGACGACGGAATTATCGAAAATGAAAAACATGATGTCTTGGTCATTCTTTCCCCATGCGACTCCAGTTCCGCCTGTGGTTTTCTTTTTGAAGTTCTGTTCGATCGACTTGATGCTCAAATGGCGCGTCGAATACGGTCCAGCTTTGTCACAATAGATAACCGCGTATTTAGACATCGAAGCCTCCTTTCTCGTACTTGCTGAGAGCCTCTTGCTTATAGCGAACACTCGCACCAGCGGCCGATATGGCGTATGCAATGCTTTTGGCAAATCTGGGCATCAAATGGTCTTGTGGTGACTGCCATTCGCGGAGGTGGTGCATACTGATGCGTACCTTTCCCTCGGCGTTCTCAAACACATCCACGATCAGGTTTTGCAGTGGATGAACCCATCGAGCCATGTGGTTTTTCGCAATAGGGTTGTGTGTCCAATCGATCGACAATTCGCAGCCGTTATTTTCTAAAACGATTGACACAATTTTTCGATCGTTCGGTACAATTGAATTACTCGTGCAAAGAGAGATTTGTGCTTGTGATTGTTTTGTGATTTCTGGTGAGGCAAACAACCTCAAATTTTGTGCCGTCGTTGAAGGCCCCGAGAAATCGGGGTTTTCTTTTTGTTCGATCATGCTTGCTCCCCAATAGATTGAAAGTGTTGATCGAGGACTTTTCCGGTGTTAGTGACATAGGCCAGAAAGCCATTGACGTTGCGAAGTGTCCAGCGGCGCGAATGGTCTAGGCTTGACTGATTGCGATTCGGTGTCAGTGCCTCGGTACCGAACGCCGCTGAGTAGATTTCGACTGCTTGATCGAAACTCATCATCAATAGACCCTCGCATTTTCAATACTCTTAGCTGCGCGGCCCTGGCAGATCTGGATGAACGCGTCATCGAAGGCGGGACGAACAAAATGCCATTGATTCCTGACCTTGATGATTGCGCCAGCATCGACTAGGAATCTCTGATTGCGACGGATGAACCATCGCACTGCGTCCTCTTTGTCGAATAGTGGGCTTTCCTCAAGAAAGGCTTTCCAGTGCTGAACTCGATTAAGCGGTAGATTTTGATCCATGTAGATCTCCAAGTTTTAAAGTGTGGTGATGCAGGGACTAAGCTGCAACACCTCGAAATCTACACATGATTAATAGAGATAGAAAGAGTAAAAAAGTCACTCATTTTTGCTGTGCTGACAGACTGAAAACTAACAACTCACGGCCTGTGATGTGTTGGACAGTTTTGGACAGTTGTCGATTGTTTGAATGTGATAAATAAATTCACGCAACGTGATAAATGCTGATAAACACTCACTCTCCGTAAGTTGAAAATATTTTCATACCTGTTGTTGCAACACTACAAAAGGACGAAAAAAAAGCCACCGCGATAGTGGCTTGAGTGTGTTGAGTGGTGAGTTTATGCAGCGAATACTTTGTTGATCATGTCAGCTCTGGAGTCGATGCAAAGGTGCGAATATCGTTGAGTCATTGATAGGGACTTGTGGCCAAGCGAATCAGCGATGGCCAGCAACGGCGCACCGCTCTTGGCCAGCCAGCTTGCGTGTGTGTGGCGCAACGAGTGAAAGCAAACGTCAGACTCAAGCCCAGCATTAGCCACAGCATTCTTCCAGGCTCGATTAAATTGCGCGGGTCTGCTTGGGTAGCGGCCGCAAAAGATCAGATCATCAGCCAGGCTCGATCCCTTCAGACGCTTGAGGTCAGCGACCACATCAGGCAGCAACACCAGCACAAACGATTCACCGTTCTTTGTGCGCTCGCAGAAGGCACGACCTGCCTCCAGATCAACGTCTGACCACTTGAGTCCCATCATCGTCCCACGCCTCGCTCCGGTCGTTACAGCGAGCTTAATGAGCACCTGGAGCTTATTCCATTGGCTCACCCGCGCACACTTGAGCAGTCGCTCATATTCGGGCTGTGACAGGTATCGGGTGCGAGCGTTGTCCTCGGGCTGGCGCTCGGTATCGTTAACGGGATTAGTCCAACCCTTGGGCATCAAGCGTTTCTTACGCCCAAACGTCAGCACCGCTTGGATAACACAGCGGTATCGGTTGAGCGTGGCGGGTGCCAGCGGCTTACCAGTGGGCAGGATGTTGCCACCCTTGGCCTGGCCGCCCACGTTGTGCAGTGAGCCACGACGAGCCAGGTCGTCGAGTGCGTCTGCGATATCGTCAGCATCGAGTTCGTGCGCCAACCTCGCGCCCAGCTTATCGACGAAATAAGACAGGCGCTGGCCGCACGCACCGTCTCGCCCTCGGTAGCAAGCCATATAGGTATCGGCCAGCTCTGCGAAGGTAAAGCTTTGTCCCCTAGTCAGAGGGATCACTACATTTTGATGTGTCATTTCTGCTCCATAAGTGCAACGTACATCGTTGAAGTTATGTCACAGCTAAGACCCGCATCACCACTCGTTCTTGGTGCCCCCCCCGTGAGTCGAACACGGCACCAACGGATTATGAGAGCGTTTTAGCTGCAACAGATCTCAATTTAACACCGTTTAACCCCTATGCAGATCGATGGGGGCATAGGGGTCTGAGTCTGCGGCCGGATGTGTCACCCACCTGACACCCGAGCATCCGGCGTGATAGCGCGTAAAGCAAACCCTCGCCTAGTAGAAAAGGACTAGCTGGGTTTTGCATTATTGGAGGGGAGTCTTCCCTGTGCAGGGAAGACTCTTTCCTTCACGCAATCACACTTTGAATTTTCGACTGTTTCGATTTGTGGTGTTGCCAATTCTTCCGGCAATTCTGGCGCTATTTCCACGATTTCTGGGTTTTGCATTATTGGAGGGGAGGTTCCCCCCCGGGGGGAAACCTCTTCCCTTCACGCAATCACACCCGCGCCTCTTTGACGGTTCGCCTGACGTAGCTGGCCGCATTGAGCATCGATCGATGTTGATTGGCGGGTGTTGATGGCAGGATGAAGGCTTGGCTTATGCCATCGACCCAGCAACGTATGTGACCGGATCCGGCTGGCTCGATGCGGGAAAATTTGACTTGAGCTTTACGCTCGACGTTTTGAATGAATTGCTTGGTGGTCTTTTTCATGTTGCTCTCCAGGGCAGTTGCCAGGCGAGCAAATGCTCCCCGGCTAAAAACTCGCGGATCTGGAGTTGCGTCTGATTTGGTGAGCAAATGAATTCATGCGCGAAATGTAACATGGAGAATCAAGTTTATAGGTGATATAAGCTTGATCCTCGAGCTGCGAGTCAGCCGATAAAAATAAGTTTATATAGTTTATAAACTTACTTTTTTGCATCAACTTCCCTCCCTCTTTTTGGCCGCTAACAATTAAAATAATGCATCCAATCTGGGGGACTAAGATGCAGCTGACTGATGACCAATACATACTTCAAATCGGTAGCTGGATACGCATCATGTCGCGCTCTGAAAGCAGAGCAAGGCTCAAGGCAGGATATGACCGCAAGTGTCGTGAAGAGCCAGGTTGGCAGAAAGAGGCCAGAGCGAAAGTCGATATCCAGTGGTCAGTTGAGGATCGACTGGAGCAGTCAGAACGCATGAAGGCACTCTGGGCATCAGACGAGTATGCAGAGCGCAGGGAGGCTGCCAGGAAGCGTTTAGCAGCCGCCAATGCAGGACGACCCGCCAGTGAACATACACGGGAAGTCTCTCGCGAGAGAATGCTTACAGGCGGCTGGAAAAAGGCTGTATCAGCGAGAAAGATCATGCAGAAAGAGGCAGTGGCCGCCAGACGAGAACGTGACGCCATGATCGTGCGAAATTACTACATGGGCGGTATGAAGGTCGGCGACATAGCCAAGCTCTATGGGCTTGAGATTAGCTGGGTGTATCGGATCTTGCGAAACGTCCCGATGGATTAACTAAAAATCTCTGGCTCGCTCATGTCATCAGCGCTTTGTTGTTTCAGCCATTGCTCGATATCCTCACGGTGGTAGAACACTCGGCCGCCGATCTTGATGTGCCTGGGCACTTGGCCCGTATTGACGCGAGCAGTCCGGTAGACGCGCAGCATCGAGGTGCTGGGTGTGCCTTCAAGCTGAGACAGTTGTTTTTCAGTGAGTACATCACTCGGTTTGACCTGGCGCATTTAGACCGCCTGGTGCTGGGCGGCCAGTAAATCGCTGATGGACTTTGCAAGCGTCAAAGCCTCGACAGGACTCATTTCTAACGCGAAATCAGAAACCCTGCGAACGCCCTGAGCATCGACCCTAAGCGCGACAACCACGATCCCACTTGGGGAAGGTAGCGCCGCAAACTCGTAAGACTCCGCAACATCTTTGCTTTTAATCAGTGTCGTTGTGGTCATTCTGCGGGTGCTTTGTTTTGGTTGAAATACGTTGCCCAGGAATCCATAGGCATCACGTTCGCAGGTGTGCGAGGAATGTCACCACCAGGCACATCGACCAGGCTCAATTTGTTGCGCGCCTCGTTCAATGTGAGAACGCCAGAATTGACCAGGCTTGAGATTGTCTCTGCGAGTTCTCGGCCAGCACCGAAGTCGCTTGAATCAAACTCGACTGACAACCCTGCCAGACGCTCGGATTCGGTCAATAGCGCAATATTTAGCGCATCGGCGACCCTGAGCATCAGTGGGCGCAGTGTGGCCGACAGGAAGGCTCTACGCTCCTCCTGTGCTGTGGCAAAACTTGTGTGCTGTGTGTATCCCAGCATCGATGGTGGCACGCCGAAAATTCTTGACGCTTCCTCGACGCTGAAACGCAAGGCCTCGATCAGATCCGAGTCCTTCTGGCTGATATGCTGCTGACTAGCCATCGTGCGAAGCCCAGACGACAAAATGATCGTGCCACCATTTTTGTATCCACCCGCCATCGAGTCAAAAACCTCTCTGAGACGGGTTGTCTGTTCCTTCGAAAGATCTTTTTCTGTCGATAATATCTGACCAGGATTCGATTGGTTTTGAGCTAATCGGCCATGCAGATAATAAATCTCTGTGAGTGCTGCGTGTGAGCCTTTAGCAGCTCTCAGCGGCGACAAACCGACCAGAGGGTTGCTCGGGTCTACCCGATAACGCAAATGAACCATTGAGGCCGCTGGGACCGTCTGCTTAGGCTGATTGAGCATTGCGTTCTCAGCAATCTCGTACCAGGGCTGGCCCAGTTGATCGACAGCGACCGTGACACGATTTGCTGAAATCACCTGTATGCGCGCCGTGGCACGATCGCTGCGATCAACCATCGCGAACCCGTTGCCACTGAACAAGGCATCGGTCAGCATCAATTCTGCATCCGAGTAACTAAGCAATCGCAGTGCCCTGGCCGAGGGGTGATCAACGACTGAAACCTTGCCGCCATCTGGCTGCGACTGGAGCAAAGAGACAGAAGTTGAGGCCACACCATCGGCCAAGATAGCCACGCATCGCCGGACCGCTGCCAAACCAGCAGGATCACGGTCTTGTGTCCCCGCCCAGTTGGTCATACTCGGCCCAAAGTACGGACTCGGGGACTGACTTGCCCCCGAGCCGAAAAAGCGCTGAAAGAAATTCAGTGCCATTACTTAGCTGCCGCTGCGCCAGAGGAAATCTGGACCCAGGTGTTGTCGTACCAGATCGCCATCGATGCGTTGGCTGAATTAAACCAGAGCTGGTTGTCCACTGGATTTGCTGGAGGCTGCTCACCCGTTGTCACCGTGGTGGGCAATCTTGCGGCTGGCAAGTCGCCAATCATCACCAGGTTGGGATTCAACACGCCAGCGGCGCATCGGCCTTCAACGAGCACCGTGATTTCGTTGGTGATGAATTGTTGGCCGTGATAGCCCACGAAAACGCTTGTCGATTCACGCTCAAACAACACAGCCGAAGAGCGATCAAAGCCGAGAATCTTACCGACGGGGATCGATGGGCAAGCAATGACGGTTTGACCTGGGATCTGCGAGAGTCCCAAGTATTCACCGGATCCAGCGGTCTTGTTTGTCATCAGCGCAAAATAATCTGATGGGTTGAGTGCCACGACAGCATTTGATCCACCAGCTTGCTGAATACGGAGGTGTAATTCAGCCACCGTGTCATTCATGTCGGATGTTGGCAGGAACGCTGTGGCGTTAGTGGACAACACTTCGTAAACGTGAGCATCGACAATGCGGGTCAGACCTTCAACCAGGCTCGATCCGATAAGGGACTGGAGGCCAGCAACATCAGCGAGCACCTGTTTGGAGGCGCTTGCCCAATGTGCCCAGGTTGGAATGTCCAAAGTCTTGCTGACAGCCGAAAGCTGGCTCTCGGGCTTCAGGCCAAGCTCGGGAACCTGGGCAGCATTGTTGGCCGACAGTGCAATCTGGACATAATGGACGCTTGGATTTGTTGTGCCGACACGGCTGATCAAGTCGATCAGGCGGCTGGGCAAACGGACCGTCTGGTCGATCATGCCGATGTGTGCTGGTGGCAAACCGATCTGAGTTGTGCCGCTGCCGCTCAGACCGGAAAGTGACTTAACTTCAGTGCGAAATGATTGACCGGATTGCAGCGCTGGCAATGCCTTGCTGATCTGGCTCATTAAGCCCTCTGGGGCGGCCTGGGAGACGCTTTTTAATTCGGGGACGATAACTTGTGTGTCTGACATGATTGGAGCTTCCTGAGTTGATTTGATGCGTAGTGCGTCCGGGTTGGCTGGCACTGGGACAATAGAAATTTCTAAGAGGGAATTTTTAGCGAAACTTAAGCCACCGTCGGACTTCACTTGTGTGTCGCCTGGCGTGAACCCGATCGACAGCGCCCTGAGTGTTCCGTGATCGACCAGGGCTTTAATCTCCTGGCCGCGCTCAGTCGGTGCAAACTCGATATCTGCGACCAGCTGGCCATTCTCGAATCGAACGTCCAGCGCTTTGCCGACAGGTTGATTGTGGTCGTGACCGAACAACACGACGGGATTACGCAGATACTCGGCAAGATCGAAATCTTGTTCGACTGTGTCGCCCATCCGGTCAACGGATGCAGTGCTGGCCACGAAGGTGAAAGCGTCGCCAGATTTGGTAAGGGTAGCTAAAAGTTTTTCCATGTTGCCATTCTGAGCGTGAAACGAAAAACCCGCGACATCAAAAAAGTTACACCCCTCACGGCCGATAAAAACTCTCTGAGTGAGGGTATGGGACGATCGGCGGCCGACTGCGCTGCAACAAAATGGCCCATGCCACCTCGCGCGCGCGCCTGAAACTTCAGCTCAGACCGTTGGTTAAAACAAACTTTGGCGACGTTTAGGCTTGGTCGGCGGCTGCAACAATCGAGGGGTATGGGTGTCGAGCTCGAAATCGAACGACCACGCGTGTGAAGTTGAGCGACGTTTAGGATTGGTCGGTGGTTGCAAGATCGATGGGGTATGCCCTGCGCCGACCGACGACCTGTTGCCCTTGCATCACCCCCACAAGTCCCGTTTGTGATACTTCCAGGACATCAGCGTGTGTCCCTTGTGTTGAACGATGTCCAAGTACAGAACGACACGATCACAAGGATGGGACGCAGGAACATCGCCTGAGCAAAACTCACAGGTAAATTCAATCGTTAACCCGTCACGCCGTTCGGATGGGTTGCCACCTTGTTCGGTGAAATCGTTTGAGTAGGTGGTGTTTTTGTCCGACACGACAAAGGTGCCTGTGACTGAGTCCTCCTCATTTCTAAACCAGGTGAATACCCGTTGCTGATGCAAACACCCACTTTCGCTGCAACGTGGACAAGTTAGTGTGGTTACTTTGCCTTGCTCAAATGATTCGAGTTCAACGGACTTTTTTTCAATAATGTTCATTTTTATTACTCCTTGCTATCCCATTTTGGGAATCAAAATAAAATTATGGGGAGGGTTGGGGAGGGTTTCCATACTTCCTCCTTAGAAATTGACCTACCGTATGGGGATTACAGGAGACTATCCCCAACCCTCCCCAAACCACTCTTTTTTAAGAAT